GTTTTTTCCCATGGGGTCACGAGGCCCAGCACCGAAGCCAACCGCCATCCTCTCGATCAGGGGGAGCCGGAGGGTTGCGCAGCGTCGCGGAGAGCCACAGGCGACGCCTGGAACGCCTCCGAAGCCTCCGGGCCTCACCGGCGAAGCGGGGAAGGTCTGGGGCCACGTCTGCAAGATCCTGGGGGTGATGGGCGTCCTGACAGTCGTGGACGGCCAGCAGCTCGAGCGGTACGCCCGGGCCTTCGTGACCTGGCGTCGCTGGCAGGCGGTCGTTGATCGGTACGACTCGCCAGACAAGATCATCGAGATCCTGGGCGACGAGGACAGGCGGCCCATCATCCGGAACGCCATGATCGGCGCCGTCCGGTACGACGCGGTCCTGAAGCAGATCGAGGCGGCGTTCGGAATGACCCCCTCGGCCCGCGCCCGGATCGGGTGCCTGATGAACGGCGGCGGTCCCCAGCAGTCCACCGACCCCATCGAGACGAAGTACTTCAGCGGGGGTGCGTGATGGCGAAGTCCGCCACCCCCAAGAAGCCCAAGGCCCCGAAGCCGAAGGCGTTCACCGAGAAGACCCGCTGGGCACCGGACGAGATCCCCCCCGAATGGGCGGAGCTGTTGCTGCTGATTCCCGGATACAGCTCGATCGAAACCGCAGAGGATGCGGTGTTCTGTCCGTACCTCGCCCAGCGTGCGATTGAGTTCTTCCCGGACTGCCTCGTTCATGTGGAAGGGATCATGAAGGGGAAGCCGTTCGTTCTCGAGCGGTGGCAACAGGCGATCGTGGCGAACCTGTTCGGCTGGATGCGGTTCAACCTCGAGGGGCGATTCGTCCGCCGGTATCGGGAACTGTTCGAGCTGGTGGCCCGGAAGAACGGCAAGAGTCCCTTCGCCGCCGGGCTCGCACTCGTGGTCCTGTTCCTTGACGCCATGCACGGGAAGCAATGCTACCTGGCGGCCGGCGATCGGGAGCAGGCGGGGGTTGTCTTCAAGCACTGCCGCGGGATGGTCGAGGCCTGCGCCGCGATGAAGAACCGCTGCCGGATCTACGGCGGAACGTCGAGCGAGGAGGAGGGGTCATTCCTCCGGGTGATCTCGTCGGACGCGGACACGAAGCACGGGGGGATTGCCCACCTCGCGATCATCGACGAACTCCACGTCCAGAAGAATCGGGACCTCGTCGACGTCTTCACCACCTCGACCAGTTCTCTCAACGTCCCCGAAACGCTGATGATCTACATCACGACGGCGGACTATGAGCGTGTGTCGATCTGCAACGAGAAGCACGACCACGCTCGAAAGGTCCGGGACGGAAGCGTTCGAGACGCGTCGTTTCTCCCGGTGATCTATGAAGTCCTCCCGACTCAGGACTGGAAGGACGAGAAGGTCTGGAAGGAAGCCAATCCGAACCTCGGCGTCAGCAAGTCCCTCGAGTACATGCGGCGGGAATGCGAGAAGGCGCAGAACAATCTGGCGTACCAGAACACATTCCTGCGTCTGGAACTCAACGTCCGAACTCTGTCTGTCTCGAAGGCGATCGATATCGCGAAGTGGGACGCGTGCGCGGCGGGGGTTGAAGATCCGGCAGCGTGGCGTCGTCAATCGCTTGAGAGACTCCGCGGTAAGGCTTGCGGCGGCGGCCTCGACCTCGGAGTCATCGCGGACCTCTGCGCGTTCGCGTTGCTGTTCGGTGATGATGCGGAAGGCTACGACCTGATTCCGTTTTTCTGGTGCCCCTCACTCACGGCAGACCAGCGGTCACGGAATGACGGGGTGCCGTACGTCGCCTGGGCGAAAGCCGGTTACATCACGCTGACCGACGGCGACGAGACCGACTACCAGCAGATCAGGCAGGACGTCAACGGCCTGCGGTCCGAGTACGACATTCGTGAGATCGCAGCGGACCGGCTGTTCCAGGGTGCCCAGCTCTGCCAAGACCTGATCCGCGACGGATTGAACGTGAAGGAACACGGTCAGGGCTACGTCAGCATGGCGGCGCCGACGCGGCGGTTTCTGGAACTCGTCGGCAGCGGAAAACTCCGCCACGGAGCGAACCCCGTTCTTCGGTGGATGGCTCTCAATGCATCAACGGAAGAAGACAAAGGCGCCGGAGAAACGGTGCTGAAATTCAGCAAGCGAAAGTCGACGGAGAAGATCGACGGGCTCGTGGCGGGTTGCATGGCGATCACCGCGCTGACCGGATCCGAAGCGGATGGCGATGGCTGGTACAAACCAGGAGAACTCGGATGAAGGGACTAGGGTTGATTCGTCGCAGTCTGTCCGGGCTCTCGCGCCTGTTCGACTTTTCGCAGTGGACCGACAAACGGCTGTGGACCGGTGGCCTCGGAGGTTACGGCGGTTCCAAGCCCGCGGCCGGAGTCGAGGTCAACGAGTCGATTGCGATGACCTATTCCGCCATCTGGGCGGCGACGCGGATCATGTGCCTCGGTGGATGTCTGCCCCTGCACGTCTACGACGGGACCGAGGTTGACATCGGCGGGATCCCGCGAGAGGGGAAGCGGCGAGCGAAGGGGCACACCCTCTCGCGAAAGTTTGCCGGCGAGGCCCGTCCGGGGATGCCGTTCGGAAACCTCCGCCGCCTGCTCTGGGCGGATCAAGTGAACTGGGGAAACGGGCTGGCTCGAAAGGTCCTCGACCACGAAGGACAGGTCGATTCGCTCTGGCGGCTCGAGCCCTGGCGTGTGACGCCGACCTGGGCGGACAGCGGGTTCGTCTGGCGGTATTCGCTTCCGGGCCGCGCCCCCGAAGACCTCAAGCCGTCGGAGGTGTTCCACGTTCCGAACATCCACACGATCGACGGAGTCGTGGGGATCGGGACCATCAGTGCCGCCCGCGAAGCCATCGCGATGGGACTGGCAACGGAAAAGTACGGGGGGAATTTCTTCGGCGGCGATGGGATTCCCCGGATCGTGGTTGAGTCCCCGGGGAAGATGTTTGGCGACGACGACTCTCGGAAGAAGTTCCGCGAGGAGTGGCGGGACATTCACAGCGACCCGGGGGGAAGCCGTGTCGCGACTCTGCAGAATGGAGCGAAGGCGCACGCGATCTCGATCCCGCCGGAGGACAGCCAGTTCCTCGGGACCCGGGAGTTCGGCGTGGAAGAGATCGCCCGGTTCTACGGCATCTTCCCGCACCTGCTGCAGCGGATGATTGGCACGACGATGAACAACGTCGAGCAGCTGCCGATTGATCTCGTGAAGTTCACGCTGGCCCAATACTTCGACATCTGGGAGGGAGCGATCAATACGCAGCTCCTCCCCGAGCAAGACCGGGAGCGGTACTACGCCAAGCACAACCTCAACGGGCTGCTCCGCGGGGACAGTGCCGCCCAGATCGCCTTCATCAAGGAATCCATCGACGCCGGAGTGATGACCCGCAACGAGGGGCGTTTGTATCTCGACCTCGAGCCGGTTCCCGGTGGCGACGTCTTCCTGGTGCAGGGTGCGACGGTCCCGCTCGACGAGAACGGGTTTCCCGTCAGCGAGTTCGCGGGGAACGCCGGAGCAAGTGCCACGGCCGGCGAGACGGAACCGAGCACCGAACAGCCAGAGGCCGCGGCCGAGGATGTCCCGGCCGATCTCAAGGCAGCAACAGCAAAGGCGGGATCCGTGGACGTTCAAGCCACCGCTCTGAACGGCGCGCAGGTCTCCAGCCTCCTGGCGATCGCGAACCAACTTTCGATCGGCGAACTGCCGAAGGAAGGGGCACGGGCACTGATCGAGGCCGCGTTCCCGGCGACGCCAAAGGAACTGATCGACACCATCGTCAGCGAGGTCGAGAAGCACGCGAAGAACCGGCCGGCTCCGGCTTCCGTCCAGCCTCCGCCGAAACAGGACGGAGGGGACAACGCTACGGCGGAGAAGCTCAAGACCGCCGTCTCGTCGCTCCTGTCCGACGCCCTCAAGCGGATGGCGACGAAGGAGGCCAACGCCGCGGAGCGAGCTGCGAACAAACCTGGGCAGTTCCTCGCCTGGGTCGACGAGTTCTACGGAAAGCACGAAGAGCAGCTGACCGAAGCGATCTCCGCTCCGCTCGCCGTCTTGGGAGCCGATGCCCCCGCAGTGGCGTCCGCCTGGTGCCAGCGGTCCCGCGAACAAATCCTCGAAGTCTCCGGTCAGGCCAGCGCGGCGGACCTGCCGGCCAAGATCACCGCCGCTGTTCAAACCTGGAAGACGGACCGTCTCGAAACCACCGTCAAGGAGCTGGTTGTATGAACCTGTTGTCCTACCTCCCCGAAGTCGTCTGCCTGACTGAACAGGCCCTCACCCGGATCCGGTCGTTCCAAGTCGACCCGGCCTCTGTCGCGGCGGCACGTCTCGCCACGCAGACCGCTGGAGCCGGAGCCCCCAAGGTCCGAACCCAGAAGAACGTCGCGGTGATCCCCCTCTCCGGAGTCATGGAGCACAAACTGTCGCTCCTCGGCTGGTACATGGGCGGGACGTCGACGGTCGAATTCGGCCGGGCTCTCACCATGGCCTTGGCCGATACGAACATCGGTAGCGTCCTCATTGACTGCGACACGCCGGGCGGATCTGCCTACCTCGTGCAGGAAGTCGGGCAGATGATCCGCGAGGCCCGGGGAACGAAGCCGATCATCGGCATCGCCAACCCCGAAGCCTGCTCCGGTGGATACTGGATCCTGTCACAGTGCGATTGGGCGTTCATCACGGAAAGCGGCCTGACCCTCTCCCTCGGGGCCTACCGGGTCCACGTCGACGAGACCAAGGCCCTCGAGATGGAAGGGGTCAAGGTCGAACTGATCCGGGCGGACGATTCGCCGGCGAAGGTTCTCTCGAATCCCTGGGAGCCGCTGTCCGACCCCGGCCGCGCTGGCGAGAAGATCCTGGTCAACCAGACCATGGCAGCGTTCGTTTCCGCCGTTGCCGCCGGCCGCGGGATGTCCGTCTCGGAGGTCAAGAGCCGGTTCGGCAAGGGGATCGCGATGCAGGCCAAGGACGCGGTTGCGGTGGGAGCGGTAGACAAGATCGCGTCCTTCGACACCGTTCTCGGGATGATGGCGGATGGAAAACTTCGACCTCGCAAATTGACCAAAGCCCAAGAGCCATCGGGACGTAGTGCTTCGCTCGCGCGAGCCGGTGCGGAAATCTTGAGGGGACGCCTCTTGACGTAAGAAAAAGTTATCGTAGAACTCTGGCACGTAATCGCAGCTTATGGGTGGTTGACGGAGCCGTTGCTCCTGAAAGCAATCCCCAGACCGCCGCGGTCACTAGAAAACGCCGTTGCGTTTTCGATTCGCAAGCAAGGAATCAC